TCAAGTGCAAAGAGGGCAACAAAGAATACATGAAGGAACGCCCCGCCCGCAAGCCTTACGGAAGGATCGTCAAGGTGTGCGAATTCAACCTTGAAGCCGTCGCAGAGTTTGGCGGCGACGACGCGCGGGCGGTGTGGAGGCTGGCAAAGCGGACGGCGCGCGACTTCTTGCGGGTATCGTGGATCAATACGGCCATTGTAACCGCCACGAAAACCGATTGCCCATATATGGCCGTGATCGTTTACGGCAAGTATTAAGGGGGCGGCGGGAATGTCAAACAAAGCGGAGCTTTTGAAGAAAATAAAAGCCCTTGCCGATCGGGGCGTTGACGGAGAGCGCGAGAGCGCACAAACCCTTCTTGCCCGCCTGATGGAGCAATACGGGATCAGCGAAACCGATCTTGAAGAGGAACGCCGCGAAACGGCGTGGTTCCGGTACAGTCAAGAAACCGAACGCCGCTTGCTGAACCAGATTATTTACATGGTAACGGGAAGATCGGGCTTCGGTTGCGTAGGAGCGTATAGCGGGCGCAAGCGGAAGGAAACGGGCGTGGATTGCACAGCCGCGGAACGGTTGGAGATCGAAGCGAATTACAAATTCTTCAAGGTTGCTATGGAAGCGGAGCTTGAAATATTTTATACGGCATTTTCAAGCAAAAACCACCTTTTCCCCTCCGAAGACAAAGTAAAGCCGAAGAGCGTTGAAGACCTTACACCGGAAGAACGCGAAAAGGTTTTGAAAGCTGGCTTGATGATGGAGGGAATGGAGCGGCACACACTACGGAAGGCCATTGCCGCAGGCGATACGGAGTAAAGGAGGATCACACATGCAAAGAGCTATTCAAAACACACAGGCGGCCACGCGCCGCCGTTCCCGCCCTCTTCGGGTAGCGGGAAGCACGCTGACGACGAATGTTGCCTTTGTCGTCCTGAAATACGCCGCCCTTACCGCGGCAGGCGTTCTTCTCTTCCGTTGGGGGCAGGGGTACGCCCTTGCCGAACGCGGATACGAGGCGATCGGCGGCGAAGCGTTACTTTTAGGGTTGCCGCTGTTCTGGTATCTGACGGAAACCACGATCCGCGATACCGTGCGGGACTTCCGGAAAGGAGGCCGCCGCAAATGAAGATAAAGAGCATTGCCGCGATATGCAAGAAAAACAAACAGGTTGTTTTATTCAACCGATACAGCGATAGCGGCACAATATCGCAGTACATAGGCGACGGAAGCGCGGTTTATCCTATTTCCGGCCTTCCGGAGCTGGACGAAGAAAGCATTTTAACGATCTTCGATGTGCCGGAGAAACAGCGCGAAGACTGGCTTGTGCGGTATCGTGACATTCCGGAGGGGATCAGCTTCGAGGACACCGACGCAACCGAAAAGATCATTGAACAAGGCAACCTTTCGATTGTGTATAGCGGAAAGACCTTGAAACCATTGCAGACACGCCGCGGGCTGGTTTTCATCGAAAGCCGCTATTTGTCGCCCGTTTCAGATGTGCTTGATGTATTGGAGCTTTACGAGCGGGTAACGCCTTTTGGTGCGCCGTATATCGTGGCAAAAGCGGGCTTCCTGCTTCAAGCGGTAATTATGCCGTGTGATGTTATAAGCGCGCAATTCGTCCAACGCCTGCAAGAGCTGACGCGGCAATGCGCCGTTTCTCTTGACCTTCGG